GTGGGATCACGTTGACGTTTGCGAAGAAATTCTTCACATACGCCAGGAGATCGTTCCGTTGAGCGAGAGTACTACGCTCAGGCAAAACAAACTCGCCGTTAAAGATCAGATCAAACGCCTTGGTCGGGGCTGGCTGAATGCCAGTCGCGGTCGAAGGGGAGGTCTGTTCCAACACGGGGACTGTCACTTTCGTTACGACACGGTAGCTTCGCGAGCCCTTTTTAGAAGGGCGCTTGATGCTTTCCGTAATCGAAGGCATACCGATAGCAATACCACCGCTACGGTCTACCCAACGTGCCACTCCATTCGGATCGATGTTGTCCGGGGAGAAAGTGTGATTTGCTGGCGTGCCCTGGCCGTCAGCAATGGTCAATGCAGCAATAGCTGTCATAGGTGTTTACTTCCGAAAAAGTTGAGTTAAAAGAGCAATGGCATTTGCGGCATGAGCTAGACTCAAAGGATTCTTGAAACGAGGCATAGACGGCTCAGGGAACCCTAACATAGGGGCTCTCTTAGTGTGTATGATCTCGTTACTCGATATCTTCATCGAATCTATTTTCACGCCGGAATTGTCAATGCCTTGAATCGTGACTGTTTGAATGGCATAGGACTTAACAAAGTAAGACTCATAACCGGAGTAAAAGGTGATACCATTGGTAGCATCTAGACTTCCGATAAATTGTCCTACTGGTAAGAACCAATCCACAACAAACGACCACGGCATAAGCTCCCACGCAACTAACAACGGGTTAGATATTCCTAACTGTGCTAGAGTACGACGGGTAGAGTCACCCTTAGCATACGTCGCAGATTGGACGTAGCTCATGGAGAGATTGCCGGTTACGACAGTAGTAGTGATGACTTTTCCGTCAACAAACACTGTCTTCTTCGACAAATCCACGACTTTACGAGCTTTCGCGCGTTTGGTATCATACATTATGCGATTTTCGTTTTGCGCGAGTTGTTCACATGCGCCAAACACGTCGCCTAATAATGGTTTCCAACCGTACTGGAGCTCTAGCCATGCTCTAGAAGCGGCCTTCCCAGGTCGCACCGGAAAGTCACGTTTATATCGGCTAGCTGCCCTTTTAGGAGCATCGACGCCGATGGCACGAGCTGCAGAGGCGATATCGCCCTTGCGGAGAGATCGAATGCAGGATGCTATTCTGATTGCTGTATCACCAATCAGTCTGG